GTCTGATTCAACTGATCCACTGAATTCAGATAGGACAGTGCGCCGATACTCAGGTCCTGATTGAACCATGGGTAGGTATCCGTGTCCACTACCACTATCATCTGGCCTGGGAGATCGATCCCATTGAAGTTCTGCCAATGGAGTGTGAATCCTACACCAGGGTTCTGCATCATGTCATTCATCACGGCCGTATTGGACTGTGGGAATGATTCATACTGGAACTGGGCCGTGAGGAGTTCCTGTGAAGCTTCCCATACTATGGCAGAGTTCGTACCATTGGACATCATGATCCGGAGATACTCGTTCCCCTGTACGGAGAACTGATCAGGGTTGAAACTGAACCAATGGATACCGTCCAATGGAACCGTATTGAACTGCAATGGGAGACATCCGTTGATGATCACTGTCGACCTCTGATTGAGGAGGTACATGTAATCCGATGGAAGCTGGAAACTGTCGATCCACACCTTGCCAGTGATGGCCTCCTCTTTGAAGAAGGTCTGACCGGTGTATTCCTTTACAAGGTTCCGGAGATCATCGATGCGTTTCTGACTCTCCTCGAATCCCTGTCCCGTCCTGTTGTTCCTCCCGTACTTCTGATTGATGAAACGGAGCTGTGCACGGTTCAGCTCAAGGTCGACCTCCTCTGTACGGAGCTGGTCGTTCCGCAGGGAGTTGATTCTGTCAACCCCCTGCCTGAGCGATATGTGCATCTCAAGTACGGTCACCGTATGGCCTCTTTATACTTTGTTCTCAGTACATTCAACAGTCCTGAGTTCTTGGGATTCTTCAATACACGGATGCAGTCGTCCTCCGTGTCTGCGATGGTGTCATTCCCATATACGAGGGATGCACCCACCTTCACGAGGATCTGTTCCTGGATGAAGCCTGCGATCTCTGCACGGAGGTCAAGGGTCTCATCCATGGCCACGTTGAGGAAATCCTGCGGACGCGAGCCTTTGATGTCGAACAGCATGTTCTCGATGGTGTCCTTGTCGTATGTGTGGACAGGTGCCTTGGTGAGCACTGTCAGCATGTTCGCCATTCTCTTCGGATCGTCCGTGGCCTTGATGAACTCACGATCAGCCTGTTTGGAGATCTGAACGGATGCATTCTTCCTGATGGTCTCCTTCCGTGGGTCAGAGATGAAGAACATCTTGACGGATGAACGGTTCATCTCCGCCTCTGAAGGGGCAACGAGAGGGTGACGCTTGATGAAGTTGTAATTGATCCAGTCAGTGATGTCGATGGGAGTACCATCCTCATTCTTCCCGATCTCAAGTACCTGACCTGCGAATCCGATGGGGATCCTCTTCTCAAGCCAGTAGGTGCGTGTGTGCTTCTCCCAGTCCTGATGGGAAGGGGAGACGTCAAGGATACCGTTCAGATACTTCTTCTCATCCTCAAGGTCGAATCCTCTGAGAGGTTGACGGTTGACGAATACTGAAGAGATCCTGAGGACGGCCTCGGCACGTACATCCTTGGGGTAGTGGCTGTCGAAATCCTTTCTGCGGATGTGGATCTTGTGGGATCCGAAATCCTTCTGTTTGAACACTGCAGATTCTTTCTCAACAGCATCATAGGCTTTTTGACGAGTGCCTGTCTCGGGTGCTCCTGTAGCTTCCATGGGTTCTTTTGGTTTGGTTAGAGAAATGACCGGTACAAAGAATACCTCCCGGTCAATGGGTCCAAGAGGAGGATCTCTCCTCCCCTTGGAACATTGTATTCAGGATCAGCTTGCGATGCAACGGAGATCCAGTGAAGTGTCAAAACGCTTGAGGGCCAGACCACCTGTCTTGAGCATGTGAACGGAAGCTCCGTCAACATCGCTCGCACGCAGGTTGGACGGCTCGAAGCCCTTCGGTACCACTGAACCTGCAACGGCCCAACGGAGGTGCTCACGACCCTTCTTGGAGATCATCTGCAGGTTGTTCTGACCATCGTAGGACGACTGGTCAACGAACACCATGCGGTAGGACTCCATGTGGTATCCTGTTACCGGGTGCAGACCTGAGGCCTTTGCAACAGCGCCATGGTCGAACAGAGGCACCTTCACCACGTTCACAGAGTGACCGTCAGTGTGGTCATACCGCTTGAAGTAGCCTGTCAGACCCATTGAACGGCCTGAACCTGTGATGAAACGGGTCTCACCTGATACCTGCCACTGGTTCGCACCGAAGTAGTTCTTCAGGGCATCATCGAACTCACGCATACCACCTGTACCGGTGTAGAGGGTGACGCTCTTCTCGTTGGCATCGGTCATCCCGTAGAACAGGTCACCGATGATGTTGCGGAGAAGGTTCTCGGTCAACTGTGCGTAGGTGTCCTGATTGATGATCTGCTGCAGGAGACCTGGGCCGATCACAACAGGCTGTCCATTCTCATCGAGCATGTCCACAACACCGTCAGCACCGTATGTGCGCTGTCCGTACCAGTAGAGCATCTCACACTCCTCCTTGAACTTGAGCATGTGCTGATACTCCTCATAGTCCATCCACATCTTCGTGGTGCCTCCTCCTGCCTTAGGAAGTGCAAACTCGGCAACGTAGTCCTTCGCATTGCCTGACATGTGGTAGGATTTACGCACAGTGGTCAGTTTGTTGCGGACCTTACCGGGTGACTTCCAGTTGGAAGCATTGCCACGGGAGAAGTCCACACCCACAGGAGCGAAGAGCTGTGCCCAGAGATCGCCCTGAGTGAAACCTGTGGCCAGGACGGATGCCGGGTTAGGATTCACAAGACGGAGACGGTAGGTGTAACCTGTACCGCCGAACACAGGGACGGGCTCCTCCATGATACGTGCCTGCTCACCATTGGAGTTCACAAGGACGTAAGGGAAGATGAACCACTTGTCGGGGAATACCAGTTCGAAGATCGAACCTCCCTGACCGAGGTTGGCACCTGCGTTGGTCTGAGCAACAGGACGGGTCATGAGGTCACGTGTATTGACACGGTACTCATACTCGTTGTTGTCGATCGAGGTGACGTTACCCATACCCTCCGAAAGGAAGCTGAGTGGGAAACGCTTGTCATCACGGCCAGCGAGGTGGGTGATGATAGGGGAGAGTTCTGTCGGACGGGTCAGGACCGCATTCGACAGGCTGTTCATGTCAGTCATCTGACTGTCATTGTAGAGCACCTTCTGCACCGAGATGTTGGTGCCGCCTACGGATTGTTGGATTGCCATTGTTATTGGGTATTATACCGGGGTGGTTCGTCTCCCGGTTCAGATAAGGTCGTCAATTGAGATGTTGTCCAGTTCAGAGAGCGGACCCGATATGTTCGGATTCTGCTTCCCTCCGCTCGGACGCGGTGTGGTCTTCAATCTGTCGCGAAGTGAGAGGGCCTGTTTTGTACCGGCCTTCGCATCCACGAACTTCTTCAGGTCGACCCCTTTGAAAAGGAGGAAGTCCATTGCAAGCTGTTGCTCAAGATTCAGTTTCGATGCTGCAAGGTCACGCTGTGTGCGGCCCTGTTTGTCGATAGGGGCGGATATGAACTCGATGAACTTCGATTTGTCCCTCTCGGTCACAGGAAGTCCTGCAAGCTCTGAGGAGTTCTTCACAGTGTCCTTTACCGTGTTCCATACCTTCTCACTCTCCTGACGATGGAGTTCAGCTTCTTTCCTCTGATCCTCCACCATCTTCTCACGCTTCCTCTCCTGTACGGTCGCAAGGGCGTTCTTGGCCTGTTCAGCCTTGTCCTTCAGGGATCCCTTGTCCTCGTACGCCTCGATCATGTCATCAATGAAGGCATCCTCGTCACCGCGTGCCCTGAAATAGCTGCGGAGTACGTCCTTGGCATTCTCTGCTGTCACCTGCATCCCTGAATAGTCAGGTTCGGCCTGTGACTCCATGAACGCTCTCGGATCACCTCCGTTACGGATGAACTCGAAGTGCTGCTTCAGGGAGGGCATGGAATTGAACAGCTCATCGAGGGTCTCCCCTGCAATGCGTGTCCCTATCTCATGCGTCATCTTTGCAAGTCCCTCAGGGGTCTCCTCGTACTCGGTGATGTCGATGTCCTCGTATCCGAGCTTCTGAACGATCTCACTCAGAAGTGATGGATCCTCTACAGAGGCTGCAGGGGTATCCACTGTCTTGATCTCCGCTGCAGTGGTCTCTACGATCTCTGCTTTCGGGGTATCAACGGTCTCTGCAACAGGTGCAGGGGTATTTACCTCCTCCGGTGTCTCCACTGGGGCGGTGTTGGCCACATCCTCTATGGATGCGATGTCGAATTCAATGTCCAATGAGGACTGTCCTGATGGTTGTGACATGGGTACAAATTTAGGTTGATTGATGTTGATGATGGTTGTTCACTGTGTTTTCGATCGTCCGATCAAGGATATGACACTATTCTTGATTCTGAGTTCTTCTGTAGGTCTCAATGCCTGCTGCTGCTCCCAATCCGGTCTTCATAGTACCGTATGTGAGTCCTTTGTTCGCTTTGTATCCCACTGCCCTGTCTGAGTTTATCAGGTGATCCCATACTCCTTCGGATGATCGGGTCTGACTGTTGAATCCTGACGATACTCTTCCGAGGCCGAGTTCTTTCAGATACTCATTTATACTTTCGTAGGCCCTTGTTCCTTTACGGGTGATGCCATCAGGGAATACGGTTCCTGTAGTTCCACGCATCTGCAGTCCAGGTACACTTTTCAGATACATGGCATCTACCACATCCTCCACATTCCCGTGCCACTCTCCCGGATTTATACCTACACTCCAAGCTGTTTTTCCGGGCATTGAGGGGGCTTCGAATTCAAGTACACCTCTTGGATCCAATCTGATGGCCCTGTAATCCACTCCTGAGGTGTTCTTTCCTGCAATGATCGTGTTCAATCTCTGTATGTTGTCATTGATCCGTGATGTGTATTCCTCCACAGGGATCATATTGACATTGTTCTTTCCTGAAAAGTACGGTTCCAAGGACTCTGTGTTGTATGGTACCACTTCACCGTTAGGTTTCAGTACAGAATTCCGGATAGCATCATCATCCATTGATTGTAATGCATCCTTGTTCTTTGCCACTTGAAGCAATTCATCCTTTGTATATCCGGATCTATTCCGTACTACAGGTTTACCGAAAGTCGGATATTGAATAAAGGATGAAGGGGTACGGGCTGCAAGTTCAGCTATTTCTCTTTCTAGAGCTCTTCTTGCTGAGTTAAATGCAAGCACCTCTCCTCCGTAAGCTTCGGCAGGATCCATTGGCCCGAGTGATTCCCAATTATATGCTGCTTCGTTTGCATAATAAGCTGCTTTGTCTGCTGCAAGTTCCTCTTCCATGTCCCTCATCAACATCTCACGTTGCTTGTCGGGGTCAATGTCAGGTGCATTCCTCATGCTTCTCATATCATCCGCCCTCTGAGCCCCGTAACGTGTAGGAAGGTATCTATTCAAGGGTCTTCCCATCTTTGCCACAGACGATGCTATTCTGTTGCCCATACCCATTCCAGGGATACCGGGATCAAACAGTCCAGCATAAAATTCCTCAGCATCTGCTCTCATCTGTCCTTTCATGTTAGGAGCAACGAATTGCATATTCGGAGTGCCTGAGAAATTACTTGATCTCCTGTCAGTGGAAGGGTAGTCTATCTTTCCCTGAGCAGGTACCGGCCCTTTGTATTTCAACTCATCAGGCAGTTCCTGTATCAGTCTGTTCGCCTCTGCGATATTCCTCACACGTGCATCATCCTGTACCATCTGGCTGAGTGGAAGCATCGGTGGCATTGCTACACGGGTACTGGACTGAGGAGTAGGATCGTACTGTCCTCCTGCCTGGAGTTTAGGTAGTTGTGGTGCCTGTGGAGGATTCACATGTCTCTCCAATACCTCATTCACTGGGCCAGGCTGAGATAGTATGGACTGCTTCTCACGGAAGGTCATGTTGATGCCCCTCCTCTTGAGTTCACTGTCGAGCTGCTGTAGTCTCATTTCTTCTTCAGTGTTGATCCGGGCCTGTAGTTCCTGAGTCTCTCCCTGAGCGGTACGAAGGTTCCTCCGTCCTTGAAACTCGGCACTTCAAGCACTGTGTGTGTCTCCGGATGTGTAGGTACGTCCACGAGGCCTGGTGGAAGAGGTCTTGAATCTATGAGGAGACCGCTCTTATCGAACTGTTGGAAATCGATAGGGCCCTTCATACCCACCGTATTAAAGCTCTGACCCTGAACATTGGGGAATAGCATGGGAGAAGGAGAACTCTGTCCACTCAGACCTGCCTGTTGCTGTTCAGGAGTTGTGGCGATCTGCGTCTCCTGCAGGATGGCCTGTTGCATCAGTTCAGATATGCTCCCACGGTAGTCGTTGGCATATGCGTCCTTCATTATCTGTAGCAGGTCCGGCATCACTTAGAGGTTGTTGGTTTCGGTTTCTCCTTGGCGATCTTCTCCTTTGAACGGATGTCCTCCATCTTGATGGACTCCTGAGCACGGTTCGCTCTCTCCTTCTCCTGCAGTTCACGCTGTTTCAGTATCTCCTGTCCCGATGTGTCCTGAGGCTGGGGCCTGTTCTGGATCTCCATGATTTTCAATTCACGTTGGAGCTGTCTGTCCTTCTCGTTGTCCTCTGCACGCAGCATGAGGTCCTGTTCCTTGACCCCGATCTCACGTTCACGGAGTTCGGCATTTATCTGATCCTTCTTCTGAATGGATTCTTGTTCAGCCTGTGACTGTGCCCTCATGAGTTCCTGGGACTGTTTCTCAGCCTTGTTGATTTTCTCTTTGAGGATGGCGAAGGATTCCCCTTCGATCATGTCAAGGGCCTGTGACATGGATCCTCCGTTCTGGATCATCGCATGTGCCAGTTCACGGGCATTGTTCATCTTCTCCACCTCCTTGGTGGCATCGGTCACAAACACACCGAGATCACTGAGCTGCCAGTTGTCCGGATCTATCTGGAAGTAGTCCACGGATCCGTCAGGCATGAGATACGTGCCCTTCTTACCGTTCTTCCATGCGTCCTTGGATATCTCAAGGAGCATCTGCAGGTCCCTCCTCTCGAACTGGGCGAACTTCCTGAACAGATCCTCAGTGCTGTGGGAGGACTGGATGATGGCCTGTTGACCCATGGCCTTCCCCTGATACTGACCCACCTCACCCCTTCTCTGACTGTTCACCCCTGAGAGATTCTCCCATTCGAACTGAATGTGCTCAAGGAGGGTGATGTACAGTTGGATGGTCTTCACACTGAGGTCCATCACCGACTGGTGCTGAGGACTGAGTTTCACCCCCTCCTTGTTGTAATCCACCCATGCGATACCTGTGCCCTCAACGAAGTACATGAACTTGTCCATGTCCCAGTTCTTCGGGATGAGGTTGATGTCCAGCTGGGCGATGATGTCCTTCGATCTGGCTATCGAGGTCTCCAAGCGGTACTTGTAGATGTTGTAGTTCAGCTGGAATGGGACACCGAGCTCTATGAGGGATATGTTCTGTGAGTTGATGTCAGAGTATCTTCTGCCATTGACA